GGACCTGCATTTGAACCTATTTTCGTAAGAAATTACGATGAATTCCAGACTTACTTTGGTGGGACATCTCCTGAAAAATTTGTTAACACACAAATCCCAAAGTATGAAGCTTCATATATAGCGAAGGCTTATTTACAACAATCAAACCAATTATTTGTAACAAGAATTCTTGGATTATCTGGTTATGACGCTGGACCATCTTGGTCTATTGTTACTAAAGCGAACGTTGACCCAACAACAGTTGATTTTGTTTGTGCGGTCTCTGAACCAGATCCTAGTAATATTTGTAATACAATTTGTGTTGTTCCAAGTGCGATCACTTACACGGTAACATTTACAGGATGTACAAATGGAATTAACACAATTAATTTTGAAACCGCTTTCTCAAACGAGATTGAAAGTATTTTAAACGAACAATACGAAGGTTTTGACGGTTCTGTTTCAACGATTGACACAAACATTAAAGATTTAATTAATAATGTAATTTCAAGTGTTGATCCATTTACAACTATGGATAATACTATTAGTTACTTTGGATCAATATGGGGGGATGACTATAATACATTAGCTCCAATTTTCACAGCATCAACTAATGTTTATGGTGTTCCTTCTGTTTCTAGTCTTGAAACAGATTATACATCTCCATTTAATGACCCTTGGTATTATTCATTGTTTGACAACGTTGGTGGTGGTTTATATTCTGGATTCTCATTCTTTACATATGTTGAGGATTTAGAAATGATTGTTCCTGTTACAACAACATCTACAACATTACCGCCAAGCCCTACGCCATCACCGTCTCCGGTTAATCCTTGTGTAACACCGACACCATTTGCGTCACCAACACCGACACCGACACCGGTTAATGTTGATTGTTTCTCAGGAACTGTTAGAGTTAAATTGTATTATTATTCTGGTAATTCATATACAGATTATGATGATTTGGTTGTTGCAACATTAAGATCAAGAGGTGTGGCAACTTATTCGGATGGAAATAACCCAGTATATGAGGTATCTAACATTTCGAATGTTAATTTAAATATGGCCGGACAATATGTTGGTGTTCTTAAAAACCCATACTTACCATTTGCTGTTAATGTAACAAATGATTCCGGAACAAACTTTATATTTGAAACATCGTTTGCCCAATCTGATTCACAATATGTTGCAAAGGTATTTGGTGGAACAAACTTTGGAAAACCAAGACAATCAACTCCTTTATTCTTAGAAGAAAGATTCCAATCACTTCTTAACTATGGTTGGAGAAAAGGATATATTAGAGGTTTAAGTTCTGAAATTGTTGCATTAGATTCAGCACAATCTGAAAGTACAACATCAATTGGTTGGTACTTGGAAAAATACCAATCACCAAGTTCACCTTGGGTTGTTTCAGAATTAAGAGGTACAAAAACATTTAACCTATTTAAATTCTACACAATTTCTGATGGTAACTCAGCAAACAGTGAAGTTAAAATTTCATTTATTAATTTGTCATTTGCAAATAGAACATTTGATATCTTAGTTAGAGACTACTATGATGTGGATTCTAATCCAGTTGTACTTGAGAAATTTACAAACTGTTCAATGGACCCTTCTCAAAATAACTTTGTTGCTAAAAAGATCGGAACATTAGATGGTGAATACGAATTAAACTCTAAGTTTATCATGCTTGAAATGAACGAGGATGCACCGGTTGATTCAATTCCTTGTGGATTTGAGGGCTACACATTTAGAGAGTATTCTGGTGCTAAACCACCATTCCCAATCTATAAAACAAAATACGATTTCCCAGGTGAAGTAGTTTACAACCCGCCATTTGGTTTGTCGTCAGGAGCTGATGATGCAGTTAAAAGTGGAGGTGACAATGTAAGAAGAACATACCTTGGGATCTCAAATAGTGTTGGGTTTGACACAAGTTTCTTTGAGTATAAAGGTAAGAGAAATCCATTGACAACTTGTGAATTGGAAAGTACTAACTGGAACTACAGAACAAGAGGTTTCCATATGGACCAATTTGCAAGTGGTATTACAATTTCTAGTGGATTTGCAACAAGTGGAACACCAAAATATTATGTAGGTGCCGCAGCATTCTCTTCTGAGCCAACAGATATTAATAGCCCATACTATAGATTGTTCTCAAGAAAATTCACTATGTTAGTTAATGGTGGATTTGACGGATGGGATATCTATAGAGAATACAGAACAAACGGTGATAAATACGTGCTTGGTCGTCCAGGATTCTTAAATGGTGCTTGCGTATCAGATAGATACCAAGACGCTAAAGGATGGGGTGCGTTTAAACAAATCACAATTGGTGACGGAACTGTTGATTATGCAAACACTGATTACTACGCATACTTGTTAGGTATTAGAACATTTGCTAACCCAGAAGCTGTTAATATCAATGTTTTTGTATCTCCAGGAATTGATTATGTAAATAATAGTGATTTAGTTGAATCGGCAATTGATATGATCGAAAATGAAAGAGCTGACTCATTGTATATCACAACAACACCTGACTACAATATGTTTGTTGCATCAACAACTGAAGGTGATAATTTGATTTATCCTCAAGAAGCTGTTGATAATTTGGAGACAACTGGAATTGACTCTAACTACACAGCAACTTACTACCCTTGGGTATTGACAAGAGATAGTGTTAATAATACACAAGTATACCTTCCTGCAACTGCCGAGGTTACAAGAAACTTAGCACTTACTGATAATATCGCATTCCCTTGGTTTGCATCTGCAGGTTACACAAGAGGTCTTGTGAATTCAATTAAAGCTCGTAAGAAGTTGACACAAGAAGATAGAGACGTTCTTTATGTTGGTAGAATCAACCCAATTGCAACGTTTGCTGATGTGGGTACTGTAATCTGGGGTAATAAAACTCTACAAGTAAGAGAGTCTGCCCTTGATAGAATCAACGTAAGAAGATTGTTACTACAAGCTCGTAAATTGATCTCTGCGGTATCTGTAAGATTATTGTTTGACCAAAATGACGAACAAGTAAGACAAGATTTCTTGAACGCTGTTAATCCAATTTTGGATGCAATTAGAAGAGACAGAGGTTTATATGACTTTAGAGTTACAGTTTCAAGTGACACTGCGGATCTTGATAGAAACCAATTAACAGGTAAAATCTATATTAAACCGACAAGAGCTCTTGAATTTATTGACATAACATTCTACATTACTCCAACAGGAGCATCGTTTGAAGATGTGTGATAAAAATAAGAAAAAAATAAAATGGGGGTCACTGATCCCCATTTTTTATTTAATGTAATATTTATTAATATGAATTATATAAAAACAATTAGAAAAGTTTTAAACGAAGTCGTTTCTGAAAGAAAATTGCGATTATATGGATTTGATTGGGATGATAATATCCTTGAAATGCCGACAAGCATTTATTTAAAAACCGATAAAGGTGGTGTTGTTGGTATGTCAACAGAAGATTTTGCTGAATATAGATCTGAAATAGGTATTAAACCTTTTAAATATAAAAAAAATATTATTGTTGGTTTTGATAATAATGCATTTAGAGATTTTGAAAGTTCAGACACGTTTTTAAGAGATACAAAAAAAGCGTTGGAAAAGGATAAAACAGCCCCAAGCTTTAAAAAGTTTAAAGAAAATCTTATTTACGCAAATCCATTTTCAATTATTACCGCAAGAGGTCATAACCCTAATGTGATTAGAAAGGGAGTTAGACTGTTTGTTGATTTGGTTTTGAGTTCAAAGGAAAAAGAAAAAATGGTTGATAATATCATTTCTATGTTTGAACACGAAAAATTATTTAGTAAGAACTTTTTAAGTAAAATGGAATCACTTAATGATAGTCAAATAATAGATTTGTATTTAGATGAAAAAGGGGATTATTATCCGGTATCTTCTGGTGAGTTTCGTTCAAGATTTGGTTTAGACGGTGGAGCATCAAATCCTGAGCACGCAAAAAAGGTTGCGTTGTTTGATTTTATCAACAAATACGATGATTTAATTTCAAGTAAAAAATATGTTAGTGCATCTTTAGGGTTTTCAGATGATGATCCAAAAAATGTTAAAGCAATGATTGAGTTTATAAAAGATGAACTATCAAGAATATATCCTAATGTTAAATTTAGAATTTATGATACATCAGAAAAAGGATATAAACAGATTAAAATAGAAACTGAAAAAGAAAAAGATAATAATAAAGATAATGAGTTAATGTATGAGAGTATAATTAATAGGATAATATCCAAAATTAAATCAAAGTAAATAGAAATATTTTCACAGAACTTATATTTATAATAAAAACTAAAAATAAATTTAAAATTTAAAAAATAAAAATTATGGCTGATTTGTTAATGAAAATGCCTATTCCTTACGAGCCAAAACGTAGCAATAGATGGATTTTAAGATTTCCTTCATCATTAGGAATCAATGAATGGTACGTTGAGAGTACGTCAAGACCAAAATTATCAATAACCTCAGTTAAGATCCCTTTCTTAAATACTGAAACTTATGTTGCCGGTAATTTTTCCTG